GCCAGCTCCAACTTTATTAGATTTAGCAAGAATTTTTCTAGCAATTATATCCCAATCCATTGAAAATACATTAGTTCCAGTTGAAATTTCATTATGATTACGATTGTGCATTATCCAAGCAGCAAATCCAAGGAAGTACATTCTAAAAGCAAGAGTAAAATGAACTGGCCCAGCACAAAATACACGAGTTTTGCCAGCTTCAACTTTTTCTATTGCTCTACGTTCCATTTTAAGAGTATCAGTCCAATAAACGCCAGTTTGAATACCATTAAAAGCATTTTCAATTAAAGTAATAGTATCTTTCTTAATATCTTGTGCTAAAGGTGTGTCAAGAGTCCATTCGTCAAAACCAAAAGCTGTACGTTTACCATTTGGATGATCATATAAATAAGTGTATGGAAAGCCAAGAGAAGTACCACGATTTATAGGAGCAAGAAACTCATCATCCTCTACACCTTTTACAGCTTCTTCAAAGGACAAAACTTTAGTATATTTAGCTTTATCAAGATCACAAACATTAAGATTAAGATTATTGAATACATCATTACCAGCAATATCTATCAATGTGGGATCAATACGAGGAGTTTTCTTACCAAATTTACGAAGACCTTTTTCCATTGGATCAATTTCTCCTCTCTTGCCAAGAATTGTTGGAAGTGTCTTATGTTCCACAATCTCATCAAACAACACAGAAGGTATAATTTTAGTCTTTGAAGAACCAACAACTTTCATATTATCTTTCAAATAACCATGTACGAAAAGTCCATCATTAGTGGGAACTGAGCCAAGCATATTTTCTGCAACATCATAAGATTCACCAAGCAGTTCAACATCACAATAATTTTGATTACAAGGAGGATATTTAGAAATTGCATCATTTAACATTTCTTGAGTAATCAGTTGAGCAATACCACCGCCTCCACCTTTGAGTCCAGCTACATGTATACCAATAACTTTACGAACAGCACTACCATGACAGATTGTAATCGGAGCACCACAATCACCTTCCTTAGTATCACATTGATAACACCAGTAGTTACGATAGAATGAAGGTACACCAGAAGAATCAAAAGGAATATTACGAATACCATCAAAGAAACCTTGAACATTCCACATAGTTTTCTTACCAAAAATAATACGATCATTCATAAATTTTTCATTAAATGTTGGCATTACAGCTCTATAAGGTCCAGAAAGTGAAGCAATATCATTAGATTGAATGAAAAGTCGAGTCATATCTCTATGGTTAATAGGACATTTATTTTTAATGGGATTGAGGTACACGATGACAGCATCAGCTTCCATTGTGGTTCCATCGGAAAGTTTCTTTTCAACATCTACATGATTATTAAACAAAAATTTAGGAGTTGTCTCACCCATTTCTTGAGCATAAAGGTTAGATAAGAACAAAGGAGTATTTTCTTCAAGAGAACCAGAAGCAATACTATGTTTAAGAAAATGTAAATAATGTTTAGGAAGAAGCATAAAATAACCTTTAACAAAAATAACATTTCCAATTGTTTTCTTATGAGAATGAAGTAAATACAAATTAGATTTAGCAACTCGTGAAATAATTTCATCAGCAGCAGGGTCAGTTAAACTTTGGATAGCAAAATCTTTACCAAGTTCGTCAATAGCTTCAGGTTTTGTTTTATTTTCTACAATAGATTCAACTAACACATCAGATTTATCAAGTACAGATTCAACAAGAACTTTTGGCTTACTAAGTTTAACATCAGCAGAAGAAAATGCAGATTCAACTACAATTTTTGGTTTACTAAGTTTGACATCAGCAGATGAGGAAGAAGATTCAACTGTAATTTTTGGTTTATTAATTTTAACATCAGCAGATGAAGAAGCAGATTCAGTTGAAACTTCATTTGGAGTTTCATTTTTGTCTTGAGTAGGATAAAATTTCCAAACTAGACCTATCACACCAAGAATCATACCAAAAGTAGTTAAAAGTTGGGTGTAAGGATTTTGATTCCAATAATCTTGTGATTGTTTCTTCAAACATGCAAGTGTACAAATGGCACTACTATAAGCACGAGTGAATGCTGCAGTTTGAGGTTGATCAAAATTGATAATTGAATTAGTTTCTTCTTTTTCAGGTGTTAGGATTTCATCTACAACATCTTGATATTGAATCACAAAATCACTGATTATTTCTTCATTAACAACAGTAGGTTCAATATGCAAATGGTTAACTTTTTTAAGATACTTTCTCAGATTATCTACAGAAATTTCTTTAACATATTGATCACGAATTTCATCATATTCAACAAGTTGTGGAGAGAAAGCAATACGTTCTTGGCCATAAGCAAAATAAGACATGATCCAGTAGTACAAAACATTTTGATTTTGTTTTTCAACTTTACGTTGAATAATACGTTTCCATTTCAAATCATAACAAAAATTTGAAAGATGC